GGCGAGTCGGCGGCGGATGAGGCCACTGACAAGGAGAACTGATCATGGCAGACACCAACCTGCCGTCCACCCCGGCGGACGGCAACATCAAGACCGTCCTCGTGCCGGCGGTGGCGGACCTCGAGAACCCGACCGTCGCTGAGGCGACGGGCGCGACGGCGATCGACATCTCGTGCTACCTGACCGCGGGTGGGTTCGCCTTCACGGTCGAGCAGGCGACGATCACGGACGAGCGCGAGTGCGACACGATCACGCGCGGTGCTGCGGGTCGTGCGACGCCGTCGCTGACGCTGACGGGCATCGACAACACGAACACGGAGTTCACGGACTCGAACGAGCTGGTCGAGGCGCTGACCCGCGGTTCGCAGTGGGTGGCGCTGCGTCGTCGTGGCAAGTCGCACGAGGACCCGTTCGCCGCCGGCGACAAGGTGACGGCGACGCGCTTCTCGGTGGGCTACCGGTCGGAGGTGGCCGCCGAGGCGAACTCGGTGCTGCGTTCGGTGTGGGCGACGTTCATCGACGGCTTCGAGCCGGACGCGGAGATCGTCGCCGGCGCGTGACTTCTACTCCCGTCCCGGCGTGGCTCGCAGGTCCACGCCGGGACGGGCCTACCTGCGAACCTGCGAACCTGCGAGGAGACATCATGGCGATCACGATCAAGCGCGCGCGTCGGGCTGTGCAGCTTTGCACGGACCTGGCGCTGTACGCGGAGTACGACCGGGCGGTTGCGGCGCTCGAGGACGCTCAGAAGCGTGACGGGCAGACCGTCACCCCGTCCGAGGGGACCAGGGCGGCGGCGGATGCGGTGCAGGATCTCGAGGCTCGGATGCACGCGGCGACGCTGACGTTCGAGCTCGAGGCGCGCCGCCGCGACGCGTGGGAGGCGTTCGAGGCTGCTCACCCTGCTCGTCCGGGCAACGAGACGGATGCCACGTACACGATCGACCTGTCGTCGCTGGACGAGATCATCTCCGCGTCGATCGTGTCGGTGACGGACAGCGACGGCGAGTCGGTGGGCTTCGACGCGGCGGAGTGGCCGGCTCTGGCTGATGAGATCAGCCAGGGGCAGTGGCAGGCGTTCGCGCTGGCAGTCCTCCAGGTGAACCGCGGGGTGAAGGCCGCCCCTTTCAGCCAGAGCGCGTCGCGAACGACAAGGGCCTCCGCGACCGCCTGATCCTGGCCCGCAGTCTCGGGATCTCCTACAAGCGCCTCAACGGCTGGGAGCCCGAGACGACCTACGTGCACGACGGCGACCGGCTGGTGTCGTCCCGCCCGGAACCGGAGTGGGATGAGGAGCAGGTCGCGTGGTTCCTGCACCTGGCTGAGTGGGAGGACGGGCGCTGCCCGTCGTGTGGCATGCAGCGTGACGTGTGCCAGGACCCGATGGCGGAGTGGAACGTGCAGGTTCCGCCACCTACCCGCTGCCACGTGACGACGGCGATCAAGCGGGCGCAGAAGGGGTTCTCGGGGAGCGAGTTCCCGGAGGCACTCCTGTTCGGCGCGACGATGCGCGACTAGATCTTCGCGCCGATCCCCCACGCCAGGAGCAGGGCGCCCGCGATGAGCGGTATGCCCAGCCAGTCGGCGGGCGCGATGAGCGCGAAGCCGACCGAGAAGACGGCCAGGGCAGTGCCCGCACCAGTGACCCACCTCTTGCTGTCCATGGACCCATTGAACATCACCAGGGGGTGAGTCGTGGCTGATCGCACCATCACCTGGAACATCAAGGCCAACGTGGCCGGCGCGGTCAACGGCATGAAGACGCTCGGTGATGCGACGAAGCGGGCGGCTGACAACGCGCTCGACTGGGCCGAGACGAACGAGCAGTCGATCAACACGCTGTCCCGTGGCTTCGGCCTCGCGGGTGCCGCGCTGACGGGCTTCGCGGTGCTCGCGGTCAAGAAGTTTGCCGACTTCGACCAGGCGATGTCGAGCGTGGCGTCGACCGGTGAGGATGCGCGCGGGTCGATCGATGCGCTGCGCGAGGCCGCGATCCAGGCTGGTGCGGACACGTCGTTCTCTGCGACGGAGGCAGCGGGCGCGATCGAGGAGCTCGCGAAGGCGGGCCTGTCGGCTGATCAGATCCTCGGTGGCGGCCTGGCTGGGTCTCTGGACCTGGCCGCTGCTGGGTCGCTCGGCGTGGCTGACGCTGCCGGGTACACGGTGACGGCCCTGACCCAGTTCGGGCTCAAGGGCAGCGAGGCGTCGCACGTCGCGGACCTGCTCGCTGCTGGCGCTGGCAAGGCGATGGGTGACGTGTCGGACTTCGGGTCGGCACTGAACCAGGCCGGCCTGGTCGCGTCCCAGACCGGGCTGTCGATCGAGGAGACGACGGGCACGCTCGCGGCGTTCGCTCAGGCGGGTCTGCTCGGGTCGGATGCCGGCACGTCGTTCAAGTCGATGCTGCAGCGTCTGACCGCTCCGTCCGGCGAGGCTGCCGCGCTGATGAAGGAGCTCGGCATTAACGCGTACGACGCGTCGGGCCAGTTCGTCGGCATGGAGCAGTTCGCGGGGCAGCTCACGGATGCGCTCGGGGACATGACGCCGGCGCAGCGTAACGCTGCGCTCGCGACGATCTTCGGTGCTGACGCGGTGCGTGCGGCGTCGGTCGTGTACTCGGAGGGCGAGTCGGGGATCCGTGAGTGGATCTCGGCTGTCGACGACCAGGGGTATGCGGCGGAGACGGCCGCGATCAAGATGGACAACCTCAAGGGCGACATCGAGGGCCTGATGGGGTCGCTCGAGACCGCTCTGATCGGCATGGGTGAGGGCGCGAACGGTCCTCTGCGATCACTGGTGCAGGGTGCGGACAACGTCGTGGACGCGTTCAACGGTCTCCCGGACGCGGTTCAGCAAGGGACGCTTGGGATCATTGGTGGCGGTGGTCTCGTCGCTCTGGGCGTGGCCGGGATGGGGAAGCTCCTCACGTCGGTCGCGTCGGCTCGCACGGCGTTCCAGACGCTCGGCATCACCGCGAAGACGGCGGGCATCGCCGCTGGTGCAGTGGGTGGCGCTCTCGCCGTCGGTGTGCTCGCACTGTCGGCGTGGGCCGACTCTGCTGCGCAGGCTCAGGCGACCACGAACGAACTCGCCGGCTCCCTCGACTCGGCGACGGGCGCGGTCACGCGGAACACGCGTGAGGTCGTCGCGAACCAGCTCACGACGCAGTCGGGTTGGTGGCTGTTCAAGAAGGACTCGGGTGCCGACGCGGCTCGCACTCTTGGCGTCTCCATCGACACGGTCACGGACGCGATCCTCGGAAACAAGGACGCGCTCCGCGAGGTCGACGAGGCGACGAAGGGCTGGGATGGGAGCACGCAGGGCCTGATCGATGCGGCGAAGGAAGCGGGCGTCGAGGCGGATGACTACGCCGCCGCGCAGCGCACCCTTCGCGAGGAGGTCGAGCGGCTGACGGGCAACCTCGGAGACGCCGAGCAGAAGCACGAGGACGTCGCCGCCGCGACCGGGGAGGACGCCGCGGCGCAGGACGACCTCAAGGCGGCCACCGAGGGTGTCACTGGTGCCTACGAGCAGCAGACGGACGCGATCGCCGACCTGATCGAGGCGCGCAACGAGATGGCCGGCATCGTGCTCTCGGAACGTGACGCGCAGCGCCAGTACGAGGCTGCTCTCGATGACGTCACGACGGCGCTCGAGACCTCTGCTGGGGTGACCGACGAGCTCCGCGACGCTCAGGGGAACCTGACCGCCGAGGGGCAGGCGCTCGTGGCGCAGTACGTCGCGACGGGTGGCGCGCTGGACATCACGACCGAGAAGGGCCGTGCGAACCAGGCGGCTCTCGACAACATCGCGGCGTCGTCCGGCAAGGTTGTTGACGCGATGCACAAGAACGGGGCGTCGCAGGAGGCGATCCAGGCTCAGGTTCAGCGGTCGCGTGACGACTTCATCCGCCTCGCGGGGTCGATGGGTGTCAGCGCGGGCGACGCGCAGGCGCTGGCCGACAAGCTGGGTCTGATCCCGGGCAACTACACGGCCGAGGTGTACGCCGACACTGACCCGGCGCAGGCTGCGCTGGACCGGTTCCTCGCCGTCGCGCGCAGTCAGCAGATCGTGATCCAGGCGCGGGTGAACGCTGACCCGTCGTACAACCCGGCACACGCCCCGAGCATGATCGCGCGCGCGGAGGGCGGACCAGTCTTCGGTCCGGGCACGGGGACGTCGGACTCCATCCACGCTCTGCTGTCGAACGGCGAGCATGTGCTGACCGCCGACGAGGTGGCGGCCATGGGCGGGCACGCGGCGGTGGCCCGGTGGCGCAAGGCTGCGAAGTCTGGGTCTCTGCCTGGGTTCGCTACCGGCGGCGCGGTCCTGGCCCCGTCGATGGCCTACTCGAGCGAGGCGGGGGCGTCGTCGGTGAACGTCAACCCGTCCGTCTCCATGGCCGGCGCGCAGGTGGTCGTCCGGATCGGCGAGCGAGAGTTCACCGGGTACGTCGAGGGCGTGGCGTCCGGAGTGGTAGCCGCGCGCGATCGTTCGACGGCCGGTTCGCGCGGGACGAGAGGACGGGTCGGCTGATGGGGGTCACGGCAGAGGCGTTGACGGTTGTCGGTGCGCCGCAGGTGGGCGTGACGGTCACTGGCCTGGACCCGGGCGACGAGTCCGTGATCTCGGTCGACGTGTCATGGGATGGCGGTGGCACGTGGCACGGAGTTCGTGGTGCGCAGCGTGTTGAGCGCACCGGGTCAGCCTTCTTCCGTGACTACGTGCCGCCGCTGAACATGCCCGCCACGTACCGCGTGGTGGTGCACGAGGGGTCGGCGATCCCGGACCCCGCAGAGGACACGGTCACCGTCTTCTCTGACACGGCTTGGATCCAGGACCCGCTCAACCCGCGCGGTGCGGTGGCGATCGACGCCCAGTTCGACACGGGCGGAACGGCATGGCTGCTGTCGTCCACCAGTTCGACCATCACTCGGCTGCAGAACGCGGACGTCGTGATGGTCGAGGGTTCGCGTTACCCCACTGCCTCTGTGGGCCAGCGCCAAGTGGCTTCCCAGGTGCCGGTGACGATCAGGGCAGCCGCCGCTCAGGGTGAACTCGTGCGGTCGCTGCGCGCACTGTTCGACAGCGCCGGCCAGCTCGTGCTTCGAGGCATGCACCAGGACTGTCCACTCGATCCAGTGGCTCACGTGGTCGCAGGAACCATCGTCGAGGCGCCGAAGGATGGCGGCCGGTACGGGGTGCACAACACATGGGATCTGGTCGTCGACCAGGTTCGGCCGTCGTCGCTGCGGGTTGCGATCCCGTTCTGGACCTACGACCAGGTGGCGGCACTGTGGGCCGGGATGTCCTACGACACGGTTCTCGCGGCGCGACCTGGTGACACCTACCTCGACTGGCTTCGTTCCCCGGAGGTGCCCTGATGCGCGTCGACGTTCCCGGGCTCGAGGAGGAGATCGCTGGCACGACCCAGGGTGACCGCCTCGAGGTCACGGTCTGGCGCGGTGGTCAGCTGGTGGTCCCGGATCCGCTGAGCGTGTCGAAGTGGTCCTACGACTGGGACGCGGACCGCCAGGTACAGGGGCAGTCGACGATCACGATCGCGGATCCCGACGGTTCTCTCGCGCCGTGGTCGATGGGCGACCCGCTGGGCCCTGGTGGCTCGCGCCTACAGGTGACGTACGTGTTCGGCCTGTCGGGGACTCGGGTGCCGCTGGGATGGTGGCGGATCCGGTCGGTGGACCCGGTAGAGGAGTGGCGCGTTTACGGGTCGGGCTCGTCGGTGATCCGCGTCCCCGGTGGCGGGTCTGTGACGATCGACGCCGACGAGGAGACATCGACCGCGCTGCTCTCGCGCTTGGACGCTGAGGTCGTGCGCGCCTCAACGGTGGTGGCGGAGGTTCGTCGCCTGCTGGAGGACGTGTGCCCCGTGGTGGCTCATGCATCCGTGGTGGATCGTCCGGTGCCTTCCGGGTACGTGTACGACACGGGTCGCATGGACGGCGTGGAGGATCTGCTGAACACGATCCAGGCGACTCATCGCATGGGTCCGGACGGTTCGTTCGAGATCGTGCCGGCGGCGGGCGTCGGGCCGGTGTGGACGATCGCGGGTGGCGACTCGGGCGCGCAGGTGAAGACGATCCGGTCCCTGTCGGACGACGGCGTGTACAACGCGGCGGTGTCGACGGGCGAGATGCCGGGTGGTCGCCCGCTGGTGGGGCGCTCCTACCTGACGACGGGGCCGCTCGCGTGGGGCGGACCGTTCGGCCAGGTGCCGGTCTTCCACCAGGCGGTCGCGACGACGCAGGACGGCGTGAACGCTGATGCGCGCACCGTGCTCGAGACGTCGAAGGCTGCCGGGGATGTCGACTTGAAGGTGACGTGCCTGACGCATCCCGGGATTCAGCCGCACGACCTGGTGACGGTTCTCGCGTCCACGATGGCCGGCGAGCAGGAGCTCGTGGGCAGGGTGGTGGGCATGGCGATGACGTCAGCGGATTCGGACGCTGGCACGACGCCGGCGAAGTCGATGACTCTGACGGTTCGGGTCACGGCCGAGGCTCTCGAGGCCGTGGCTTGGCGGGTGCGTCGTGGGTGACATTCCGAACCTGCGACTGCTGCCCGGTCTGGTCGTCGCTCAGGGCGGGGACCTGCAGGTCAACGTGAACGGCACGATCCTCCCGGCGGCGCTGCAGTTCGGGTACATCCCTTCGGCTGGCGACCCGGTGAACGTGCTGGTGGTTGATGGTCGAGCGGTGGTGCTGGGTGCTCGCGCTCCGGGTCCGCGTCCTGGTTCGGGCACGGTGTCCGGGTCGGCGTCCGGTGGGCGTGTGCCGGTGTCGACGCCGGCGGGCACGTTGGACTGCCGGTACACGGGTACGGCGCCGAGCATTGGCACGCTGGTGTTCATCGACTGGCAGATGTCGACGCCGCGCCTGATGGCTGGGGATGCGGCTACGGTCCCGGACCCTGTCGACCCTGCTCCGGTGCCCCCTCCTCCCGCGCCGCCGCCGGTGATCTCGACCGGTGACACGTACGTGAACGCGATCGATTCGGCGTCGTTCCAGGCCGGTGGGAACTGGCAGGCGCGCGGCACGGACGTCTACCAGTGGTTCTACAGCTCGTTCAAGGAGAACCGCGGTGCGTGGTTCTACGGCAACGGGCCGCTGCAGCTGGCCGGGCGCACGATCACGCGGTTCCAGTTCCGCATTCCGGCGCGCCTGCGGGTGGGTGACTACAACGCGGCCTTGACGGCGCACTTCTACCGGCACACGTCGCGCACTCGCCCTGGTGGGGATGTGATCCGTGAGGACGGGCCGCAGAACGTGGTGCTCGCTTCGGGGCAGCCGCCGGCGTGGGTGGATCTGCCTGTCGCGTGGGGGCAGCACTTGGTGAACAACGGGGGCGGGTTCGGCCTGCTCGGTTCGCCGTATCTCGCGATGGCCGGTGTGGGTTCTGACCCTGCGTCCGGGCAGCTCTGTTTCTCGTGGCGCCGTAGCGCCTAACCCTGGAAGGGATGACCCATGGCATCGACAGAGACGGGTGTGCACTACCCGTTGGGGCCGGACGAGTTCGCCCCGCACATCGACGACCAGGAGCAGGCGGAGTCGCTGAACGGCCGCATCATCGTTCCGGTCCCGAACGCGACCGCGCGCAACGCGCTGGCTGCGTCCCTCGCGCCGTCCGCGTCGGAGCCGCTGTTCGTGAAGCGCGCGGACTCGGCTGGGTTCGAGTACACGTCCGACGGATCGAAGTGGCACGCGCTGGGCGGGATCGAGTCTTTCGGCTCTCCGACCGCCGGGTCGGGCACGGCGATCTCGGGGTCGGCGCTGTACCAGACGGCGAGCCTGCCGACCGCGGCCTACGACCGCCTCGTGATCGCGTGGGCGGCTCTGTACGGGACGCCTGCCGCGGGAGCTGTGTGGGATGGCGCCCTGTCGATCGCGGCGGGCACGGTGGACGACGCCCAGGTGCTCGCGCGCTTCACGGCTGGGTCGTCCGGGACGGTGTTCATGCAGTACCAGGCGATCGTCCCGGCGAGTGTGCAGCCCCTGGTGCGCACCTGGCACCGGTTCTCGTCGGGCGGATCGCTGTCCAGGTCTGCTGAGCCGCGCTACTCCTACATTCGCGGCATCGCGATCGCTCTCTGATGTCGGAGCGGGGGGCGGCGGACTGATGCCTGAGACGGAACCCACACCGTGGGAGCTGATGCGGGTACTTCGCGAGGTGCAGGCGGACGTCAAGCGGGTCGTGACGCGCACCGAGTTTGATGCGGAGTCCCGTCGCGTGGACGCGAAGCTCGAGGACCTCAGCAAGGACATTGCGGAGGCTCGGGTGGAGGCGGAGAAGCGGATCGCAGAGGAGAAGGCGGAGCGCATCGGTGCGGTTGCCGCTGCCCGGGCTGACATGGAGAAGCAGGTGGTGGCAGAGCAGGCGACGCGCGAGAAGCACGAGAAGGCGGCTTCTGAGAAGCAGGACAAGTCGCAGAACAACATCCGATGGCTGGCGGCGTCCCTGATCCTTCCTGTCGCCCTGTTCGTGGCGAACCTGCTGGCGAGTAGGGGGGCATGATGCGCAAGGGCTGGCGGTTCATCCAGTGGTTCATCATCGCCGCATCCCTGGCAGTGATCGGCGTCGGCCTGGTGGTCGTCCTGTCACGCCTGGACGCGGGGTCGGTTGAGCGCGACCGTCAGCAGCAGGAGATCGCGGCGTTGCAGTCAGCGATCGACGAAGCGAACGTGCGCCTGCAGGGACAGGGCGAGGCTCCGGTGGACGTGCCGGAGCCGTCGGCGGAGTTGGTGCCGGTCCCTGGCCCGAAGGGTGAGCGCGGGGAGCCGGGGGAAGACTCGACGGTCCCCGGGCCTCCGGGTGCAGCCGGCGAGGACTCGACGGTCCCCGGCCCCCGAGGGCCTGCAGGAGAGAGCTCGACCGTGCCTGGCCCGCGTGGCGCAAACGGGACCGACGGCAAGGACTCCACGGTGCCCGGGCCGCCAGGCCCTGTCGGCCCTGTTGGGCCAGTGGGGCCGATGGGGCCGGCTGGTCCCGCCGGCCTGGACTCCACCGTTCCTGGCCCGATCGGTCCGATGGGTCCCGCTGGACCTGCCGGTCCGGTGTGCCCGGTGGGCACGGCCGAGTCGACGTACTGGCTGCAGACGCGGACGGATCCCCTGATCCCCACTACCCAGGCATGGCGCCGCGCCGTGCTGTGTGTCCCTGAGGAGGGGTGATGGCTCACTTCCTGGCGCCGCCGCTCGCGCAACTGCGGGCCGAGATCAACGCGCTGTGGCCGCATCGCGACAAGACGTCGGATGGGTGGATCGGCGACACGTCGCACCAGGCGCGCCCGTCCGACCACAACCCGGACTACTCCGCGGGCGGCATCGTTCGGGCGATCGACATCGACGAGGATCTGACGATCGGCCTCGCTGAGGTCGGCGCCGCCATGCCGTTGGTGAACGCGATCCTGCGCGATCCCCGGGTCCGGTACGTGATCTACGAGGGCCGCATCTGGTACGTCGACACGCAGCGCTGGGAGCCCTACAGCGGCCCGAACGCACACCGGCACCACGTCCACGTGTCGGTCCGGAAGGTCGGGAACTACGACCGCGACGCTTCGCCGTGGAACCTCGCCGCTCGGATCAGCAACACCATCGGCATCATCCCCACGGTCTCCATCCCCCACATCCCCGGCGCGCCTGCGCCCATCACTCCGGAGGACGACATGCCCTCGATGCACGAGTTCCTGAACACGCCCGCTTTCGACGGCGGGCCGACGATCTCCGAGGTCCTGCGTGACCTGCACCGCGGGCGCGTCAACGCGCTCACGGTCCGACGCGACGGCAAGACGGTCCCGCTCGTGCAGGACATCGCCGACGGCACCACCGCCGCACTCAAGGCCGTCGAGCAGACCGGCCCCATCATCCGGTCCACAGGCCCGGTGTCGCTGCGGCAGGAGGCCGCGGACTCCAAGACGAACACGGCCGAGATCCTCAAGCGTCTCGGTGACGGCGTCGACTACTCGCGCATCGACCGCAACACGCGCGCCGCTGTCGCCGACGGCGTCGCGGAGGTCGTTGGCGTGATCGAGGGCAACAACACCACCACCGCGAAGAAGGGCTGAACCATGCTGACCAAGGACTTCTGGAAGGGTGCCGCCGAGCGCGCGGTCAAGACCTTCCTGCAGACGTTCGTCGCCGTCGTCGTCGCCCAGGTCGGTGCCGACGCGGTCGGTTCCACGGCGGGGCTCGAGGCG